TAACATCTTCAACATAATTCGTTTGAGTGCGGCATCGGTGAACACCTCTTTCATTGAGCCGCCTCCATCAAGGCGTCTTCTTCGATCATGACCCTAACCCGATGATTGTGACCGATACCGCTTTCGATACGATGCTGTCGAGTCAGTTCCTCTCGTATGTAATCTTTTTCCTGTTCCCACTCCAACAACAAGTCATCGACATGCGCCTGAAGGACTGTTTCGATCACTGTGACACGACCAGTCAAACGTAAAGCCCTTCTTTTCAAATGCGGCATGTTTTCAAGGCCCGCACCCTGGCACCATTCATGAAACTTCCTCCTCTTCATGTCCAGATAATGCTGCAACGGTTTCATCACAGTAGTGCGAGCAACGGACTCGTCACAAGGTAACAGCATCCAGGTATCGCTCTTGCGGTCGTAGCCGATATCAAACGCCAAGCCGATGGCAGCTATCATCCTGGGATGACTCGCCGCCTTACGAAGGCGAATGATCAACTTGGCGCGGCGGTGAACAAAATGTGTCCACGTCTCTGAGCGTGGAACTGGGGGGCTGGTCAACAATCCACACCTGACCGCCCAATTATCAAAATCAGTGGCGGTGAACACTACACCAAGCGAAAACTCTTTAGCCAACTCAATTGCGTGATCGTGTAACCCAAGGCCGCGTTTCTCATGGGGCGTGTCCCAGGGCTTTTGGGGGTCGATTATTTTGACTCTGGGCTTTCGATTTACGACTTGGACGTTTTGGGTCTTTGTCGCCATGACCAAATTCCTCCGCTAGTTCATTGATGATGTCTCTTGCATCTGTCACAACGTCACGGAACTCCAGTTGCACAGGGAAATCAATCTTGGGATGTTTACGCAACCAGTCACGGATATCGACACCGACACGGAGTATGTGACTCATATGTCGGACAAACTCTTCCTGATGAGTTTTGATTTGCAATAGGATGTCACGTTCCAACCGCCGCCGTTTCTCTTCGAGACTCTCGACCCTGATCCGGCCCATGACTTCCTGTGCCTTGACCGAGATGTAATCTTTGATGAAGTTACCAGTGAACTCCCAATTATTGTCACGCGCGTAGGTGACCAGCATAGCGGCGAGTTCCGCTTGCTTATCGACAGGTACCGAGATATCGGTCAGTTTGATGACTGCCTTGCGAAAGCATTCGACGTGATAGGGAACCGTCAGGTGGCGCTGAACCCCGGCGAGATCGAACACCCGTTCGTGTTTACCGGCGTTCGTCGCGGCTTCCTGTGCTGTCTCGCTCGCCTCTTCGAGTTCCTGTGCCTTTTTGGCAGCTTGGCGTTCCGCCTCTTCCGCCTCAAGGCGTTCCTCTTCTTCCTGCGCCAACCGCGCCCGTTCAGCGGCGGCTTCGCGTTCCGCTTCAGCCTCTTCCGCCTCGCGCGCGATCTCGGATTCAATCTCTCCAATAATCCGCTTATAGTCACCGGATGCCTTAAAATTGGCGGTTTGCTGTTTGATGGAACTCTCGTTAATCCCCGGCACATCCGACAAAAAGGCGTGGACCCATCTCCAACCAATACCATCACCCGACTTCAAGTTGCCTAACGCGACTTCGATTGCTCGCGATGATAATCTAGGCTGAATTTGGCCTAGATTATCATCGCGATCATCGTCGTCAGCGTTATCCAACTTTAGGGATAGGTCGCCCCCGGTCAGTAGCCTTTTGGTCAGATACCGCAGCGCGCTCGCCACCGATCCCGCCAACGCCGTACCGGTACCACCACGTTGCGTGGCATTCTCACGCGCGTAGATGCGAATCATAGTCGCGTCGTCATACTTACCAACCGGTAGGTCTACGATGGTGTAACCGGCCTTAAGTGCGGCACGGACCCGGTGGTGACCGGCGACGATGTAGATGACACCGTTCCGCATACAGAGCACGATGCCTAGCCAGAACCCATGCTCCTCGATTGATTTGAAGAGTGCATCGACAATCGCGTCATCGATGGGATCGATGGTGAAGTCACGGCAAGAGTTGTCCTGGGCCTGTCTGAGATCGACACGCATGCACACCACCCTCTCAGTGGTAGGTTAAACCGATACCAATTCATGTGGCAAGCGGCAAGTCGGGGTTAACCCATACTTTTTCCCTTTCGCCGCTTATGCGCCACAATCCTCCTCTCACAACCACGGATCAACCGCTCCAATTCCGGGTGTTGATCTTCTAGTTCCTCCAACCACTCACCGTTCTCAGCGATGTAGTCAAGAACACGCTCTACCGACAGCATCGGTCCATCTCTCTCACTTCTCAATGTCGCAACAATGATCCTGTCACCAACAAAACAACCCTGATCAGGATAGTCACCCATAGAATTGTCTATACGAGACTCACTTTCTACCGACACCATACACAACGCGATAAACTGTTCGTCAGAGAGTTCCTTCCAACGAGTGTCGCGATCCTTGTAAGGTTCCTCGTCACCCTCAAACCGTACCACCGATTCCCATTCAATCGTCTGAGTCATCGTTTTCTCCCTCACTTTGAGTAACTTTTCACTTGATACATGATCGTTGGTGAACCCATCAGATCACAAATCTCCCTTTAGAGGAGATTTGTGACTCTATGGCTATGATCGTCGGAGCCACCCACCGAGTCACTAACCGACCCTAGCTGACCAATAACTTGGTACCCGGCGGTGTGCCTAACTCCGGGGTTTATCGCCAATCCACAACACACGGTAATCACTCCCGGCGGCAAGGTCGGTCACTCACCGGGAGTCAAGCATGTCCGTCACACCGTGACGCGCTACGTCCTTTTGGTAACAACGCTACTAGGTGCGGCGGTCCCGGTGACCCTCCGGTGTTGGGTCTGTAGCCGGATTGCTGCCAGCGAGGTTCTGCGCGGGGGTGGCCCCGGCTCCTGGCGATTGAGCCGCTATGAAATGCTCTCCTATTAGAATCATACGAGCGACGACCAGCGAATCTGGCGATCGGCAAAAATATTTTTCGACCCGCCCGGCAGTGGTGTGCTCGCTCGTATAAATGAATAGGGACCAAGCACATCGACCGGGAGAACACCGGATGTCATATCAATCAATCTGTGAAGAGTTACCGTCACTCAACCGTAAGCAACTCGATGACATAAGGAAACGCTGCGCGCTACTGATGCAGCAACAATCGACCAAAAGTGACAGTGTTGAAGACCAGGACTGGATACTGGAAGGCATCTTGCACGAATGCCAGCATCGTGGCATCTATGTTGGCCGCACCTTTCATATCAAACGCACGGGATCGTTTGCGTCCTTTGCCACCAAGTCGGAAGCCCTGCGCGAGCTACTGACCGAATGCGCGCCGGGGCTGTCGCCGGTCCAGTTTGTCGCCCTTGGCCAAATCTGCGCCAGGGAATTAGCCAACTACCTGACGATCCGATTCAACACTCCGCAAGTGTCATTCAAAGCGATGATGGATCGGGTTGAGTGGATTCCTGCGGCGCTCGAAGAGTCATTCCCCGGCTATATGGCCAGCAAGTTAATTTCACTCACGGTGCCCTTCGATGTCGGACACTGACACAGAACACTTTACCCTCTCGGTGCAGGAGTCGATCAGCACCTGTGTCGCTTTTGGCACCGATGACAACGCGGCGTTTGTCGCGAGCGCGGTCGATGTCACTCTTCTCGACCCGCCGCTCAATGACATCGTCGCCCGGTGTCTGAGTTACCGTAAGAAGTACAAGGCAGCACCAGGACGGGAACACATAGATGACGTTTTCACCGTAATCTTGTCAAATAAGGATGACAAACGTCACAACAGCTACCAACGTATACTGACACAAATGATCCGGCTGGAACGGACACTCAACACGCGGTACGTCGCCGACCTTGTCCACGAATTTAACCGTCGCCGTAACCAGCGGATCGCCATTCACCGCGCGGCACAAATCTACCAGGAGAGCGCCGAAGACGCCGCCGATCAGATCGACACCCTATTCCGCGAGTCACTAAAGTCTACCCGTGTCCTGTCACGCAACAAGGGGTTCACCCTGTCCGAGACAGCGGCGCTAGGGTTTCTCAACCGTCACCCCGGTGACTACTGCAACACTGGTATCCTACCGCTCGATCGGGTCGGCTGCGTACCGACCAAAAAAGAGATGCACCTGTTTATCGCCGCGCGGAACCGTGGCAAGAGTTTCTGGCTCAACCACCTTGGCAAGATGGCGTTACTCAAGGGGTGGCGCACGATCCACTACACACTAGAGAACAGCGCCGAGATCACCGCGCAGCGCTACTTCCAGACACTGTATTCCGGTGTCAAACGTGACGGTGACTATCACCACACGGTGTTTGAGGAACACGGCAAGACGGTCGAGCCGCGCGCCACGGTGTTCCGGCCGGACTTTATCATCGAGCGCAAGGACGCCACCGAGAGGTACCTGGGCGCGAAAATGGACCGTGACTATTTTCTCGACAATCTCCGGGTCAAGGCGTATCCCACCGGTTCCCTGTCGTTTGAGATGCTCGAAAGGGACTTAGACGAGATGGAACTGTTGGATGGGTTCCGGCCCGAGATGGTGATGATTGACTATCCGCAGATCATGCGGCTAAAGCCCGGCCCGCAAGACCGCTGGGAGAAGCTAGAGGACTTGGCCATCCAGCTTCGCGGGAGCGCCGTGGAGCGCGATTACGCCCTAGCGGTACCCCAGCAAGGCTCCCGCGCCGCAGAGAGCGCCAGCGAGGTGCGGGGGCACCACGGCAGCGGCTCGATCGGCATGCTGTCGGTCGCCGACAACGCGATCACCTATTCGCAGACCGAAGCGGAGGAGAAGAGCGGGATCGCCCGGCTCTACACCCAGAAGGTCCGCAACGATGAGGCCCGGCAAACAGTGGTCATTGCGCAACACTACGCATCGGGTCAGTTCTGTATCCCTGACCAAGCCTATTATATGAACGACGACCTATCGGCAAAGATCAGTACCTACACCGGGCGCAACATCGTTGCCGATGACGAAGAAGAGTCACAAGACGATGGTATAGGAAGTTTCCGTTCTCAGTTGAGAGGGTGATTCGCATGGCTAAAACCATTGACGAACTGGTTGCCGATAACGGCGGGAGGCCGATACACCACCTGTCCAAGAGAGGCATGGGGCGCAAGGCACCAACCCTCGACGCCTATGCGGTACCCGATGGCATACACTGGGTCGTGTATTGCCCGGCGTGCCAACTGTGGCACTGGCACGGAGCGGCTCCGGGACACCGTGTACAACATTGTGGTGACGGTAAGAAATTCCTGGGACCAAAACGCGGTATGGTGCAGTTCCCGGTGATGGAAGATGGCTACTTCTTACGCTACGCTGGCAAGCTGACCCAAGAGATAAGAGACAGACACAACACGGAATGGCCCGCCAAATGGATATCGCGCCACGCGCGCAAACCTCCAGTGTTCAAGGTGTAGCTATGAAAGCCTGCAAAGACTGTATCCATATCCACATAAAATCCGAGTGGGTCACGCGGTGTCACCACCCAAAATCATTTATCGAGGTACCAATCTATCTTGAAGGCGTCACTCGGACCCTCGCAAAGAACATCGAGCTTATGCGCAGTACCCTTGGTGAATGTGGTCACGACGCGATCCTGTTCGCCGCGAAAGAGACACCCAATGATCCGATATTATCGACTGATCGGTAAGCTCCCGGTACCCTGTGGTGACTTGCTGGAATGGGCGTGGTGGTTTGAGAACGCCGATCGTACCATTGCCCGCACCAGGGTCGGACCCATCGAGGTGTCCACAGTGTTCCTAGGTCTGGATCACGGCTTTCGCGGCCGGGTCCAGTTGTTTGAAACCATGTGCTTTGGTGCCCAAGATAAAATGGTCAAGATCGGCAAGCGGGCGCGCCTGATGCGCAGCGACCTGAATTACCAGGACCGCTACGAAACCTGGGACGAAGCCGAGAAAGGTCACCAACGGGCGATCGAGTGGGCCAAGGCCGAGCTTACCAAGATAGACACTGCGATGAAGGTGACCAATGCCGATATCCCCAAAAGCGATTAGCGCCTACCTCGAACGCGAAGTCGAGGAACTCGCCTGGATCAAGACCCTGTCACCAAAGGCGGTGGCCAAAGACCTTGCGCTGATCGATCCGGTACCGGAGTTCCACGCGCCGCTGCGCACCGACCAGAAGATATGCTTCCTACTCGGTGTCGCCTACCCGGAACTGTTGTTGATGACCGACCTGGGACTCGGCAAGACCGTGGTGTCACTGGAACTCTTCAACTACTTTCTCACCAATGGGTACATCCGGCGCGGGATCGTCTTTGCGCCAACCGATGAACTGGTGGAATCCTGGGAGGACGAAATAGCGAGATGGGGATTCACATTTCCCTATGTGTCACTGCGCAAGGGTTCCTCGACCCAGAAATGGCTGACGCTGAGCACGCTGACCGGTGACGGGCTGATCATCGGCACCTACACCGGTATCTCGGCGATGGTGTCCAAGATGGTGGCGCGCCGTGACAAGCCGACCCACCGCAAGCGGCAGCCGGTCACCGAGATGCTCGCCAAGGTCGGGTTCCAGGTGGACGCCTTGTTTATGGATCAATCCACCTCCGTGGGGAATACCGGTTCTCTCAGTTACAAGGTGTGCCGGTACCTATCGATGAACGCCAAGATTCGGTTCGGGCTGGCCGGACGTGCCTTTGGCCGCGACCCGGCGCTGATCTGGGCACAGTTGTACCTTTGTGACCACGGGCACGCACTTGGTGACAACCTTTACATGTTCCGTGAGGCGTTCTACAGCAAGTTCTTCCCCAAGTGGGGTGGCACCGAGTACACCCTACGCAAGAAACTGCAACCGACCCTCGCCCGGTTTATCGCCGCGTCGTCACTACGGTACAGCGTCGAGGAATGTGTCGAACTGCCGCCCAAGGTGCCGGTGGTCAAGAGCACCGAGTTCCCGATCGAGAACTGGGAGTATTTTATCAAAGCGCGTGACGCCCTGTTCGCCGGTAAAGGTAACTACCGGGAGATACAGAACGCATTCCTGCGGATGCGGCAGATAAGTTCCGGGTTTGTCGGCTTTATCGATGACGATACCGGTGACCGTGCCCAGGTGGAGTTCGCGGTGAACCCGAAGCTGGAACTCCTGATGGACATTGTGCGCGAGGTACCGGAGGATCGCAAGTGTGTCATCTTTTATGAGTTCAACCACTCTGGCCAGCGGATTAGTGACGCTTTGAAAACGGCAAAACTGAAACATGGGTGGCTCTGGGGCGGCACCAAGGATTGGACATCGATCAAAGACTCCTTCAACCGCGATAAGAGTTACCGGTTCCTGGTGGCCAACTGGAAAAAGGCGGCGATGGGTCTGAACCTGCAAGTCGGGAGCTACGCCATCTTTTACGAATCGCCGGTCGGTGTGATCCCGCGCGCCGAAGCGGAGGGGCGCATCCACCGCACCGGGCAGAAAAACCGCTGCTTTGTTTACGACCTTGTGATCAAGGACTCGGTTGACGAATTGATCCTGAACTTTCATAAATCAGGCGGCGACCTGTGGAAAGCCCTGGTCGATGACCCACAAAAGACACTGAACTTATCAAAAAACAAGAACGGGAGGTGATCCACTCCATGCCAACAGAGGAGTCTAAATGTACCCAGCCGTAAAATCCACCATTCGTACCCTCCTCAAGCAAATCGCCTTTAACACCCCGCTCTACCACTCCTTCTGTAACGTCTACAGTTACATGTTCTCTCCCATAGAACTTATGTTCCTCGCCGAGTGCGTCGCAAAGGTCCGAAGAACCCCCGGCTCGATTGTCGAAGTCGGTTGTGCCTACGGATCAACCACCGTCTTTCTCAACAAGTACATGGATGACCTGGGGATCAATCGTAACTATTATGCGATTGACACCTTTTCAGGCTTTACCGCAAACGATATTGACTACGAAAAGGAACAACGTCAAAAGTCACCAAAGGTGGTGCGCAAGTTGTTCTCCTCCTTTGATGACAACCGGCAAACATGGTTCGACAAAACCATGATCCACAACAATATCCACCGGGTACGGTCGATCCAGGGCGATGCCAACGTGTTTGATTTTACCGCGCTCGCCCCGATCGCCTTTTGCCTGCTAGATGTCGACTTGTATCTACCGGTCAAAAACGCATTGCCAAAGATTTACCGGGCAATGGCTCCCGGTGGTACCCTGGTGGTCGATGATTGTTGGCGGGTCGAGGAATGGGACGGAGCACTGCAAGCTTTTGCCGAGTTCACCACCGAAGCCAATATAGAAACCCAGATCATTGGCAGAAAACTGGGGGTTATTAAAGTACCGGTCAAAACGGTATGCATAGAAAATGTTACTTTAAAAGAAAGTGACTCTGTACTTTGAACACTGAAGTAACTGTATCCAGGAACCCCACGGAGAAAAAACGCTCAAACCCCCCTAACCACTTGAAAAGTCACGAAACATAAAAGTCACTCCCCCCTTGAAAAAGTGACTCTGGATGCCCATCTATATGGTGGACCCCAGAGGGTGGTCCCTCCCGGAGGATCAGGGAGGGAGCCTCCGGGGAGGGTACCGAGAAAGGCCCCCGTCAGGGTTCGGAAGACAACCTCCCGAAAAAAGCCTTCGGTTCGCAAATCCCCCGCCGCACAGTGCGACGGCTCCGCAAGCGGCTAGGCCACCGGCCCGGTTCCGAAAGGTTCCCGCGCGCCACCCGGCCAACGCCGCGCTTGCACCATGTCCGCACCTGTCGTAAGGGTGCGCTGGACCCCAAAAAGGAACCCGGCGTGCGGCCCCCAGTACCGGTGACACAGATGATAGACCACGCGCAGTCCACTCGCGCGCGGCGACGGGGCACGGATGCAGTCAGCGGAAAAATAGAACCTAGAGAATACCCAAGCGCCCCCCAACCTTCACCGGTTGCGGGGCGTTTGTCGTTTCTAAAGGTGTGACGAGCTAGCGTCACAAGGAGACAAACGATGTTACACAAAGTTTTCGGTGACGACCTGTCGCGCACCTACGCCACCTACGCGAACGCCGAAAAGGCGCTCCACAAGACGGTGGAAAACCTGGGCGGCACTGACGAGCACCTCTGGTACCTGATCGCCAGCACGCCTGCCGGGCGGTTCTACCCGGTCGTGGTGCCGAGCGAGGCGCAGGTACAGACGGCAATCACCCTGGCGCACAACGGTGTCGCCTTTGTACGGAGGTAACGATGTCTGACCCTATCAAAATCACCGATGAATCCGGTTACATCGTGGACCGCGCGGTGCGCGAAGCCTACGACCGGATCATCACCCACGCCCGGTGGAGTTCCGACACCGAGCGTTCAGCCGAGGCATTCCTTCGGCTAATCGAGCGGTACGCCGCGAAGGGTGTCCGCCTCATACCAGCCCGGTCACGCAAGTGACCGGGTTTTTCTTATAGTGACGATCTAGCGTCACATGGAGGTAACGATGGACGAATTGAAATGGAAGCGGTCGGAAGAGGGTTCCACCGAGACTCATTGCGGTCACTACAGCATTGAACCTGCCTACAACCACTCCGTCGCACCGCAATGGTACACGGTGTACCACTACCCGGAGCCGGGCCACGCCCGCAGCCGGGTCAAGATCGGCATGATGATTGACACTCAGTCTGAGTGCAAGCACTGCGCCCAAAACCACGCCAATAGGAGTGCGTAGCATGTTGTACGATTTCTCTGTCACTGATCACGGCACGCTGGTCGCGATCACCCCACTGACCGACACCGCCCGCGAATGGATCGATGAGAACGTCGTGTCCGAAGGCTGGCAGTGGATGGGCGGCAGCCTGTTTGTCGAGCACCGCTATGCCGATGGGCTAGTGTCTGGTATGATCGATGCCGGGCTGGAGTACAACTAGCCCGCGCGAGGCAGCCGGTCCAAGCTGTGCATCACTCCCGGCAATCGCGTCCGACAAGTCGGCAAGTGTCGGCCTTTTTCGGCGTTGAGGGAACAACACCGACATCTCGCGGAGGTACAATCTCCTCCTTCGCGGCGAGAGAAACCCCGGCATCGAAAGGTGCCGGGGTTTTCTCTGTGTGTGAAGTCGGTGACCAGTGGTTGGTCACCGGGTTCCCGAGAACGCTCTAACTAGGAGAGCAACGATGAGCTTTAAGCCTGAAGTGATCGCCGACAGTTCCGGTAAATGGGTTGGCAACCAACTCCGCTTCGCCACCCGCGAGGAAGCCCAGGCCAATGTCTGCGCTCTGATGCTGCGCTGGTTCGCGGTGCGCGACAAGCGCGTTGTCGAGAGTGACGACCCGCCGAACTACCGTTGGGTCGATGGTCACCTTGAGGCGATCTAGCCAAAACCCCCGGCATCCAGGTGTCGGGGGTTTTCTTTTATGTGTGGGTCACTAGGGACCACGAAGGAGTAACGATGAAAGCCAAGACGAAGAAACCTGCCGACATCGGCAGCATCGACACCGCCGCTCTGGTTGACAAGATCGGCTCACTCGCCGCTGTTGTCGCCGACTTCGAGAAACAGAAGAAGGCAGCGGTCGCCGAGTTGCTGGCGAGGGCCGGGAACCGGAAGTACATCGACGGTCACCTGTACACCGCGACGATCGTCGCGGAGTGCGCGGTAACATCACTCGATGCCGATCTCATCAAAACCGAGATGGGTGACGACTGGGTCGCCGAGCACTCCAAGGAATCGGTGCGCAAGGCCAGCGTGCGGGTCGCCGCCCGCAAGACCCCTGACCAGAAAAAGGAGTAGTGACTAATGCGACACGACCTAAAGAGCACGGCATCCGTCCTGCGCGCCGCGCTCAAGATTGCCAACGAGGTTGTGGCACTGCAAGACCTGAACGCCACCGACAGCCTGTCGCTGCATAACCTGGAGCTTACGCTGCGCAGCATCAACCAAAACGCCGACATCATCAAGGCGTGGGTGAACGATGCTGGTAACGCCAGCCTGAATCGCTGGTAACACCCACCCCCGGTCATTCGTGACCGGGGGTTTTGCTTTAAGTGACAGCAACGAAACTGCGAACCTGCTACCTCAATAAGGCGACTAACACTCGCCGCCGGTTCACCGGCAACAGTGACGCCGTTCCGCTCCCTTAAGAAGCCGAGTCCACTCGACGCTGCCGTGAAACACGATGACACAAAGGAGAATCAGTGATGTCTTACGTTCTGATCAATCGAGCCGAAGACGGTGTTCATACCAAAGTCTACCAGACCCAACAGGCCGCGCTCGACGCGATGTTCTGGGAACTCGGCTTGCATGCCGATTTCTATTCCTCGATGAAGGTCGGTCAGACCTACACCGATGATTGGGGTCGCCGGTTCACCGTCGAAGAGCGGCGTTCCGGTCACACCGCCAAACGGGAAGACGCGCTGCGCCGGGCTTACGACGCCCGCGAGTGCGGTTACGCCACCAAGCGTCAGCTTGCCATGCTCGAAAAGGAGGGCTTCTGATGATCCGCGTTATCGAGGGCACCCCCGGTGCCACCGACACCATCCGCTGGCCCGATGTAAAGGGCAAGATCGGGTTTGTCGTCGCGCACCAGTCACTACGCTGGAAGAGCCGTTGGGTCACCGAGCGGCGCAAGCGCCCATTCTTTGTTCAGCGAGCCAACAGTTACTACGGCGCGGCATTGTCCTGGCACGCTACGCTCGAATCGGCACTCGCCGCCGCCAAGCGATGGGAGAGGGATTGGCAATAACTCCAACCCCCGGCACTTATAGGGTGCCGGGGGTTTCTTTATGTGTGACGATCTAGCGTCACTAAGGAGGTACGATGAAGGTACTGACGATCAAGACGCCGAACGAGAGCTACGAGATTCACTTGCTCAATGTCGGCGAGATGTTCCCGCCGGATTGGGAACCGGGCAAGCACAACGGGTTCGGGTGGTCGAATCACCCGCTCCGCGCCGGTTACGACTACAACACTGATGAGCGGCAAAAGAAGCCGACCGCCAGCATCGTGGTCCGGCGGCGCAGTGCGCAAGACAGTGAGGACACCGAACGCGACATCACCGATCCGTATGTCTGGCAGTTTATCTGCCGGGCGATCAACGGCGGTGTTGAGGACGGTACCGCTGAGCTTGGCGAGGAGATCGTCGCCAAGCTGCTACCCACTGGTGGCGTCGAGCCTAAGTGACACACAGAACCCTCCCGGTCAGACCGGGAGGGTTTCTTTATGTGTGACGATCTAGCGTCACTAAACGGAGGTAATGATGTCAGCATTTTTGGTCAGCGACGGGACGATCGATCGTGTCGTCAGTCTAGTGTTTGCCTTCCGCAACCAAGCGATCGAAGGTGACAACGCCGACAAGTTTGGTGCCCGGCTGTACCGGCTCAACATGGAAGCGTTACGCCAGCGGTACAATGACAAGCCAACGCGGTTCACCTACAAACACCGCGAGCACCAGGACGACACCACGCTCGCGCAGTTCAAGGCGCTGGAGTGCCTGATCTACCAGTGCAGCGAGGGCAACGTGCCCGAGAAGCCGCTGTACCAGGAACTGGACGCGATCAGCGAAGCTCTGACCGAACAGTGGGCCAAGAAACTCGGCGGCGTGGTTCAGCACTCGGAAGCGTGGAGCGCGCTCCCGTGGGACTTCAATGATTAGACACCAACCCCCGCCGGGTGACCGGTGGGGGTTTCTTTATGTGTAACCTGCTAGGAGGTACACATGAACGAGTTACAAAAAGCTGCCTACGGCACGATGTTCGATGCTGGCGAAACGATCAGCAAGTTGATCGTCCGCGCCAAGGCATCGATGCAGCCGCTCGAACTGCCGGACGAGATTGTCACCAAGCTGATCGAGGCGCAACAGGCACTGTTTGCTGCGCAGCGGCTGATGATGAAACTTTAGGAGGTACACATGTCCGGTAGAAAAGCACTTCACAACGAGGTGATCCCGGCCACCCTGTTCACCTACGATGCCAAGACTAAGACGTTTGTCGGGTACTTCAGTAACCTGTGGCAACGTCACGGTCACACCTTCAACACGTTGGTCACTATCCGCAACGAGAAGACCCACGGCGAGGTGGTGTTCGAGGTTGTCCAGGTGGTGCAGGGACAACGCGACTGGAAGCTGATGCGCTTCGAGTCACAGTCCAAGGCTCACCTTGATCTGAAGCTCACCATCATCAACGAGTAGGAGGTAACAATGCCCACATACGCCGTGAACTTGGTTCCCGCCTACGGGCGTGACTACAAAGACGAGGAAGCGGTCAAAAAGGACTGGAACGCCAATAAGGACTTCCTCATCGCCGACATCGGTAACCGCTGGGACGGCAAGTACACCAGCAAAGGTGACTGGACCGGCCAGCATGTCCGCATCCGCTACAACCGCCTGGAGGATTTTGTCATCCTGAAGGCTTAAAAGGAACCCCCGGCTTGCAAGAGCCGGGGGTTTTCTTTATGTGTGATCCTTATTCTAGGAAGGAACCTTAACGATGACACACGATGACAACGGCTTGGTCAACGTCAACGGTTTCACCGATGCCGCTGACGCTGCCTCGTACACCACTGCCGGTAACGCGACGATCACTCTCGAGTCGCGCCGCACCGGGAAACACTTCACCTACAAAGTGGCACGCGCCAAGGACGACAACGGTGAACCGGCAAACCGCTGGTTTGTCGGTGTCCTGACCGGCCCGAACAACGACAGTGACTACAACTACATCGGGCTGATCGAAACCCGGCTAAACGGCTGCCTGTTCCGGCAGACCGCCAAGGCGAAGTTCAAGGCCGATGCACCCTGCGTCAAAGGCTTTGTCTACTTCTGGAACCATGTCGAGCGCGGTCACCTCCCGACCGATATGGTGGTCCGTCATGCTGGAAAATGTGGCCGGTGTGGCAGAACTTTAACGGTCCCGTCGAGTGTCGAAATTGGCATCGGACCAGAGTGTCAGCGGAAGATGGAGGAGTGACATGGCCGAGGTAACACTAGACACACTACACAACGATCTGATGTCGATGCGTACTGAGTTACACATCGACATCATTCGCCTCGAAGCCAAGATCGACAGTAAACCGTCACTCATGACCATGTTCACCGGCATCATCGTCGTGGTCTTCGGTATGGCGAGTGTCATCGGCGTCGCGATCAGTGTCCTGGCCGCTTTACACATGTTCAAGTAGCACTAACCCGGCGGGCTTCGGCTCGCCGGGTTTTCTTTTGGTGTACACACCAACGATGAGAGGAAGTAACATGGTACTAGCCGTAAGTGACATTAGCGCACTCCAGGAGTACGCTGTAGGCGTGATTGACCGTGCCGGTCACCACGCCAACAAGGTGCGTCAGGTTGTGTTGACGCTCATTGGCGGGGTCGTCTGGCGAGGCGAGGCTATCGAGGTCAAGACCTTCAACGGCTCGATGGCGAACGTGTTGTGGATGACGGTGAACAATCACCGTTATGCCTTCGTCTACAACCACACCATACGCTCCATCGAAATGCGTGACAGATCACTTCAGGGTGGTGTGTTGCACACGTTCGATAACCAGACACCGCTCAGTGACATCTTCGCGATGTTCGACAACCTGTAGAGCGCAAAACCCGGCGGGCTTCGGCTCGCCGGGTTTTGTGTTAGTGTGTGACGAGCTAGCGTCACAGGAAGGAGGTGCCGTGAAACGGTATCTGGAAAACGGACAACAGTACTGTCGGCTCACTTACAAACCCGAAGGTGAACCTTGGGTCCACGTCTGGGCGGAATGGGGGAACCTTGTGGATGACATCATCCAGTGGTTCTACGAAGTCGATGACTACGGTAACCGGCTGGACCCGGTGTATGTACAGGTGGGTGAGTTCAGAACCAGACCCGCCAAGCTCAACCTGAAAACCGAGAAACTCGAAAGGGAATCACTGATGAGTACCACAAAGCGACTCCACACCAAGCTCGCGCCGATCGCCGATCAGGTGGCAAAGCGCAGGCCACCCCTCGACATGATTCGTGACTTGTGCGACGAGGTCAGCGGCGGGGAACTCGACACATTCCAACTCGATTTGTGTCACGACATGGTGTTACGTCGCCTCGCCAACCCGGAAATCTACGGACTGGAGTGACACTTCACTACCCAAAACCCCCGGCTTCACCGCCGGGGGTTTCCTTTTGGTGTGACGCTAGGGTCACTGAAAGGAGCAACGATGAAGTCACTCATTACCGGGATCGCGCTCACCCTGATGACGCTGTCCCCCGCCCATGCTGTAATGTGCAGCGTAGCTAATCCCGGACAGTTGTGCGCATTGGACGCGCCCGGCCAGAAGGCACCGGTAGAACTCTACCAGGGACTTGTCTACAAAGAATGGGAATGTATCCACTTCTGGAACCACAAACCGCAGCAAACCGACGATGTTATCCACACCTGTAAGGTACCGGAAGAGCGTTACGACGCGGCGATGGATTTGATCATCGGCGACTATCGACACATGGGAGGTGACGGTAACAGTTCAGCCGGAATCTGGGTCGAAAATCACTGTCACGCCGAACCCGCGATCCCGCACAATAAATGGGTATGCGAAGAGGAAAGCGTTCATCGGGAATGGCGCTAACACTCAAACCCCGCCGGGCAACTGGCGGGGTTTCCTTTTGGTGTCAGCAATCCGCCGGATACCGAGAGGACAAAATGACCGCGACGAACCTTATATTCATGGCGATACCTTTGGCCATCGCCTTGTACCTGTTCAATGGTATGTTCCACTAGGAGGACGACGATGAAATTCACGCTTGAAATCGACTGTGACAACTCGGCCTTTGAGCCGATACCGGAAGCCGAGGTTGCGAGCTTGCTGCGCAAACTGGCCGATCAAATCGAGCACGAACCGCCACCGTGGCCGATCTTTGACATCAACGGTAACCGGGTCGGTACCGCTCGATTCATTGAGGAGGAGGCATGATCACTAAATGGCGACTGACCGACAAAAACATCCCGGCTGCGGAACGCACGTTCAACAGCCGGGAGGAGGCGATGGTGTACCTAAATCTGGCGTGGACCGTATACCCCAACATGAAACGGGTACGGCTGTCGAAATTCGACATCACCACCGAGGTGATCAAACGAGGAGGAGGCAATGAACCAACACCAGAGAATGATCAATGAGGGGTGGCGCGATGACGGCATCATCAACTGGCACGACGGTGAATATCGCATCCACAAGGCGTGGACCGATCGGCCGCATGTTTTTGTCCGCTACTTCGCGCACGGAAGGCTCTGCGAACGCAAATTACCGCGTGACGGTACCACTGCGATCATGGTCACGACGAAGTTCCGTAACATCGTGCGCTGGGAACAAAACGCCCTAGCGCCGCTACCCCCGGTATGCTAAAAGTAACCCGGTCACTTCGGTGACCGGGTTACTTTGTGCGTGACACTAGGGTCACTGGAAGGAGTAACGATGAAGAAGCTGAGCAAGACACAACTAGCCGAGCTTACCGCCCACGTCACCGCGCTTGCCACCCACAAGGCGGAAATCGATGACGCGTGGGCGCGGTTTGAAGGGGCACACGACGATCTCACCACTGCGATCGGTGAGTACAACAGTGCTCTCGCTTCTGTCACCGAATGGCGTGACGGTATCACCCAGGAGATGCAGGACTACTTTGACGAACGCTCCGAGAAGTGGCAGGACGGTGACGCCGGGCAAGCGTACCAAGAGTGGATCGGTGAATGGGCGGGGTTGGAACTGGAAGAGGTCGATGTTCCCGATCTGCCGGACCAACCCGAACCCGAACATATCGAGCTACTGGAAAACGCCCCGCAGGAAGCGGAGTCGGCGTAACTGCGGAACTGTGGTAGAGGTAACCCCCGGCACCGAGATGCCGGGGGTTTTCTTTTTGCGTGACCAACTAGGGGTCACGGAGAGGAGAACGCATGGCGGATAACCCGCACGAAGAACTCTACATCAGGGAACAGGTCGCTCGTATCGATCAGGCGTTAGCCGAGTCTCACAAACTTGCCGCCGAAGAGTCAAAGTTGCGCGCCGAGGCGCTCAAATTTTACACTGAGGAACGCAAGCTCGACCGCGAACGATGGTGGTTCCCCTGGCTGCAATTAATCATTGCGGTGACTACCAACACAGTACTTACAACAGCGGTCGCCGCAGCAATCGCTGTCGTCGTCGTAAAACTCGCAAAATGAGGAGGGTAACATGACTGAATTGATGATCCCCCAGGTGCACCTCAACGGTACCAGCGCAGCGGCACTGTTGCAGCAAATCGCCCAGGCGCGTGGGGCACTGCGTGGCGCGCTCAACATGATGGCGGATGCCACGCCACACGATCGTGACTACTACGTCATCAGTCCTGACGCCGGGCCGGTGGCGCGCGAGCAACACCGCGTCCGTGTCGCCGCGATCGAAATGGTGATGGAGGAACTGGAGCAAATCGCGCAGGGCATCCTCGCCCAGGCTGAGAGGTGACCAATGGCCGAACTCGACACCCTTCTGCAACTCGGTGAGGAGTTCGCCCGCAAGATACTGTTGGAGGAACGGCACAAGTTTCTTATGCCGACCTACCACCTGATCGGCGCGGACGGTTCGTCACTCGTCATCGGCTGTCCGTGGGAAAACGATCTGCAAAAACAGATGGCGTTCGCGGCAGTGAAGCAAAAGGCACGCGAGATGAAGTGCCGCGCCTTCTGCTTTGTCAGCGAGGGGTGGACGGTGACACGGCTGGTCGGTACAGACGGTCCACGACCGAGTGAGGCTCCCGATCGTATCGAGATCGTCAACATCTCCGGGAGTGACACCACCACCAGCAAAGCGGTCCTGCTACACATGGTCCGTGATCTGTCACCCGGTATGAACAACCGGGTGATCGCTCTGGAACCCATGACACGGATGGACGATGCCGTCGGGCCAATGCTCGACGGTATCATCCAGCCGCAGTAGCATGCACCTGTTACTGATCGTCATCCTTGGCGTGCTCATTGCCCACGCGATCATGGGCAGTGGGCGCGCCATCAGTGACGGTTGCGGGTGCCTCATCGTCCTGTTCCTCGTCCTGGCGCTCATCGGATCGTGCGCTGGCCATTAACTCTCCCGGCAGGGGTTGACCCTGCCGGGATTTTTGCGGTAGTAGGGTAGGAGCCATTGTGGCTAGAAAAGGAAACATACCCGATGAGTGATACGAGCACGCTGCACGCGTGTCCGTGGCCGAAGGGCTGCGCCCGCGAAGACGCCGACCTGGAATTGAACCCCGTAAACCGCCTGACCCGTGACTTACGACGCGGGGCGGCGACACTCGGTGACAACGAATCTCGGTTCCTGGTAGACGCCTACTACCAATTGCAAGAAAACCGTAAACGCGCCGCCGGTCAGGAACGGGCACTCGCCAAGTCCGGTGAACCGCACGAAATTATCACTTGGCTGCGGACCCAGAACGCGGTCCTGGAGAGTCAGATCAAGGCCGCACTCGACATCTACACCCAGAATCACATGATGGGTGAATGGATGCGACAGGTGTACGGCATCGGCCCGGTGATCTCTGCCGGGTTACTCGCGCACATAAAGATCGAGCGGTGCCCGACCGTTGGTCACATATACAGCTATGCCGGGATCGCCGGGCCGGAAACCGACACCGAGCTTAAGCGCGCGATCTACAAGGTGGCGTACCGCGAGCCGATCCCGGAAGGTGTCATCCCGCACCTGACACTGGAGCCGCCTTACGAGGCAACCTACCTCTACCCCGATGGTCACTTCCACGCGTTTTTCCAGGTGGTGGTCGATTCGGAGGCGGCACACCCGGCGATCATCGCCAGCAACCCGCAGATCATTGGTGTCGATCGCAGCATCCGTGCCTACTCCGGTAACCGCCCGTGGAAAAAGGGTGAGAAGCGTCCGTGGAACGCCAGCTTCAAAACCCTGTGCTGGAAAGCCGGTCACTCGTTTATGATGTTCAGTAACGACGAAGAGTGCTTCTACGGACAGATGTACCGCCGTCGCAAGGAGCGCGAAGTCAACCGCAACGAGCGCGGTGAGTTCCGTGAGGTCGCGGCGAAGCGCAAGGACACTGTCGACAAGAAGACCGACGCCTATGCGGCCTACAGCAAAGGTATCCTGCCACCGGCCCATGTCGACGCGATGGCCCGGCGCTACACGGTGAAGATTTTCCTCAGTCACCTTCACGAAGAATGGTACTTCCGCCATTGGGGCAAGGAAGCACCGGCACCCTACGCCATCGCGATACTAGAGCACGGTCACTACATCCCGTGCCCGATCCCGCGCAAGAAAGCGGCATAGCCAGTGAGGGGAATTCGAATCAAGTGATCGGAGCGCGCCATCGGGAAACCGGTGGCGCTCTTTTTGTGAGTCAACCTGCGGAACCGGAAACATACTGCTAGAACGAGTCACCCGCTCCGACAGACACAAACGACAGGAACGAGTCATCCACCCAGACGGAATCAAACAGGAGGAACGAACCAGAGCACGCGGACAGAATCAAACATGAGGAGTGAGCCACCCCGGCGACAGACACATTACGGGCGAGCGAACCCATCCCATAGACAGACGCAATGAAGTAGAGTGAACCCTATCGACTGACAGAATCAAAGTGACGGAGTGAACCCTGACTCCAGAATAGACACAAACTGGTGGAGTGAACCTTATCTAGGAAGGACACAACGATGACACTCTCATACCCACATTACCCACTACCGTGGGCTGACCCGATTCTACCGAGTTACAAGGAGGTCAGCATCGGCAAATGGAAGTGCGCTAAGACCCCAGCCTCCGGTATAATGACCGGTTACTGGCGTCCGCACAACTTTGTACCCCCCGGCTGGACATTCATGCAGAAGGTCGAAAACAACTGGATGCTCTGGATGTCACTGGCACCAATGGAACTCGAGTCGCACCAGCCGCATATCGCGGCGGCGAAGGGTACCGTTGTCGTCGCCGGGCTGGGTATGGGGTTCTACCTCTACAACATCATCCGCAAGCCGGAAGTGACCCGCGTCATTGTCCTGGAAAAGGACAAGAACGTGGTGAACTTGTGGAAGCGGACGGTGGACCCGCACCAATGGATCGGGTTTCGCAAGGTGGAACTGGTCATGGGTGACGCAATGAGTTACCGGCCGGACTTCCCGGTGGACTTCCTCTACGCGGACATCTGGCCATACCTGGGTTACAGTGAAGCACTCGACATCACCCAACGGTTACAAGCTAACATCCAGGCACGCGAGGTCGGCTTCTGGGGGCAGGAGTTCGACTTTATCACCTGGATGATGGCGCTTAAGCTGCCCGGTTCGGTCGCGAGCAACGCTACCCATGCGAACTATCTCGCCTTTTGTGAGGCGGTCGGCCTGCCGCTTGTCGAGCGGCAGCATAAGCGGTACCCTAAACTCGCCTTCGTCGCAGTGACACTGCAAACCGCGATCAGCCCCACGGTTGACAGGGAGCACAGTACACTTTTGACGTGGCAAGCGTTAGGTGTATTGCAGAACATTACCCTAATCACCGCACTGAATGAGTCCAGCTACGGTGACAGAAACACTGAATGAGAACGAACCCGAGGTGGTAACAGAAACAAACGTGCAGAGTGAACCCTGTCATCAGACAGAAACAACCACCGGAAGTGACCCACGCAATTGGAACAAGAAACACATGAATGGAGTGAACCAACTCAGCTACAGGACGGAAACATTGAAAAGGAGTGACGCATGGCGACGAAGCTCGAAAACTTTGAAGATGGTGACTCCTGTTGGAACATCGCCGAAGACGATGAACAGATATTCATCTTCCGTGAGCGCGATCGGCACGCACCGGCACTGATCCGTTTGTGGGCCGAGATGCGCGAGAAAGAGGGCGAAGACAAAGGCACCGTCAACGAGGCCCGCGAAGTGGCACAATTGATGGAAGACACGCAGACGGCACAAGGCCGAGTGACACTGTCACTCGATGCCGTGGCGTCGTTCTGTGTGACACTCAAACAACCAGCACAACACCCTGACCCGGATCAGGCACCGGAATCGACATCGGCGGCACCGACCGACCCGTATGGTTTACGGGTCGGCGAGATCGTCGTCGCCGGTCGCGGTCGGCCTGCCAAGCTGGTGAAGATTTTCACTGAAAAGGACATCAACCCAGCTGAGCCGCTGCACAAAGAGTTACGCGGCAAGGCCAATATCCAGCTACCCCGGAGCGGCCCGGTCACCGTCGAGTTCGAGATGCTGCGCCGGGCGATGCCGGAAGAGGTTGAGGAATACCAGAACTCAGGCGGGCGCTTGTAACCCTATTGCGAGAAAGTTCCCATTATGATACACCCCCGGATGGACCCCTCGCTGGGTTCCGCCGGGGGTTTTTGTTGGTGTAGTACCTTTGAACCAGGAGCCAAACTGCGAGATAGACACAGGACCGCAAAACGAGTCACTTCACCAGACATACACAAAAACAACGAACGCCTTTTCTAGGAGGGCACAGTGAGACTCTATGACCGGCTGTTGGAACAGCCCGGCGGTGAACTCGACCAGATATTGCTGGGCGGGATGACGGCATTATGTAAGGAACTCACCAAGGCACAGTGCTTCCAGTTGTCGGAAGAGATCAGCTTTGCCTGTAGTGACGTTTACCGAAGCCGACCGTCATCCTTACTCGGCGCGCTCGATTTGATCCGCGCTCCCTACTCCCGCACCTGGGTGGAATGGTCACCATCCCAACGCGAGGGTAATCGTGACAACCACCAATTTATGGGCATGGAGAAGCCAATGCCCAAACGGGTTGGTGCCCTGACCATCACCGATCCGGCATGCCGACAGGGATACATGATCCTGTCGTGGCTTCACCACGATGACACACTGATGGTCAATCCCTTTGGCCTGATCTTTGATTGGGACAGCGGTGACACCGAACCCGTGCTCAGTCAGTACATGCACGCGGTGTACGGCAACCTCCCGTGGGTCACTAACGTGCTCCAGCGTAAACTGAGCCAGAAGCTCGACATGCCCGACCGGTGGAAGCCTTATGACAGCCCGACCGAACGGGAGGCAGCGGACAGGTTATGCCTGCGGGGTGACATTATCCCGCTGGAAATCTTTATGCCGTTTATCACGTCCTACGAGTTGTTCCCCGGTCACAAGTGGTACGAATCATTTTGTGACGATCTGGCGGGGGAACTGCCGTTTGTCGAGGCGTTCTACCTGTTACTGAATTCCCGGAACTCCATCATCCAACAGGAACGGGATGACTTCACCAAGCTGAACAACGCGCGGCGCAAAAACAAGAAGCCGCCACTGAAGGAGTTCATCTCCACGCGCTTGCGTATCTCTAGGGTCATGAGCAACCGTGCGCGCCTGTCCGGTGTGTCACGCGAGGAGGCGCGGTACCATCTGTGTAGAGGGCACTTCAAAACGAGGCGCACAGGCGTCTACTGGTGGAGTTCACATCCACGCGGGAAGAAGAGCGCGGATGTGCGCAAGGAGTATGAGGTGACGCGGTGAAGCCGCGCGACACCGACATTCCAATTGAGTTCCTTCATGAATGCCTGATCTACGACCCGGATCACGGCACTCTGACATGGCGCGAGCGGCCCCGCTCGCACTTTGTCTCATTCAAGGCGTGGCGTACCTGGAACGGTCGATACGCTGGCACGGTCGCTGGCGCATTGAACGGGTACGGGTATCGACGGGTGCGGATCAATTGGAACGGCTACCGTAAAGCGACGGCACACCGCATCGCCTGGGCAATGACACACGGCGCATGGCCGACAGACCGGATAGATCACCGCTACGGTAACCGTGACGACAACCGTATCGGTGTACTACGCGAAGCGTCATTCGGGCAGAACCACCAAAACAAGGCGCGGTACAAAAACAACACCAGCGGATACACTGGGGTGTCCTTCGATAAAAGCCGTTGGGCGGCGAGGATTCGCGTCAACAACAAGATACACTTTCTTGGCTACTTCGACACACCGCAAGAAGCCCATAAAGCCTACCTCGCCGCCAAACAGGAGCTACACAAGTTCCAGCCCCAGCAGCGCAGAGTGATAATCGAGCAATAGGAGGCACACGATGGCAGCAACGATCCACACACTCCGCAAGGGTAAGGGCAAGAACAAGCCCGCTGGCGGGCCGCAGCGGCGGCTGGAGCACGTCACCCGCGATCGGGGATATCGATTCACCGATCGCGACCCGGTTCTTGAGCTAGTCACCCGCGTGATCACCGACAGCGGGTGGTCGCTCAAGCGTATCGAGGAGAGGTGCGGTGTCTGCGCCTCCACCCTGCGCAAGTGGCAGAACGGCGAAACCAGACGCCCGCAGAACGCCACGGTCGACATGGTACTGCGGACACTCGGCTACACTCGCAAGGTGTTTGGACCCGATGGCAAGGAATTCATTCTCTAGAGTCTACTGGTACTACCCGCTGATACTTTTGCCTGCGGTAGCGATGGTGGGGGTCGTGGCCTACACCGCTCCTAGCAGGGACAAGGAAGAGGAACTTTGTGCCAAGGCGGTTGATGCAGTACTGCACTCGACTGACTTAGTCGAAGTTACTCGCGCCGGGATTATCATTCGCGAAACCAGTTGCTCGATTCGCATGCACCTAGATTAAAGGAACCGTACCATGCCGGTCGCACTCGGTGTCGTTGTCGCCTTCATTCTCATGATCCTGGCCGGGTTCGGTCTATGGGGTTGCCCGCAATACAGTGTCTACAGCCAGCGGCTGCAAGGCGAGGCAGAACTCGCCCGCGCCGACTTCAACCGACAGGTCGCGGTACGCGAGGCACAAGCCAAGAAAGACTCTGCCTCGCTGCTAGCAGACGCGGAAGTGCTCCGCGCGCAGGGTGTCGCCAAGGCCAACCAGATTATCGGTGACAGCCTAAAAGGTAACGAGGCGTACCTGAAATACCTATGGATCACCGATGTCACCGGTAACAAATCGCCAACCGTGATCTATGTCCCAACCGAAGCCAATATCCCAATCCTGGAGGCCGGACGGCGGCCGAGTGCCCAATGAGTCACGACGTAGTCGATATCAGCTTGGCCGGTATACTGATCGCTCTTGCGGTCATCCAGCGGGAGTCACACTGGTTCTGGGTTTTGCTCAGCACCGCTGGCGGGATGTTAATCGGCAGTGTCGTATCCTTTTGGCTGTTTCGTTTGTGAGGTGACCTAGTGGAACCAACACTGATTGCTACCGTCAATGTTGAACGTATGATGACAGAGTTCCCGGCACTGTGGTTGTTCGGGCCGACCACCGGAGAGACACTTGCCAGGATACTCGGCGGCGCACTGGAACACGGCGTTCCCGAAGAGTGTCTACAGGAACTGGTAGACGGTGACCAATTCATTATCACTGTCGCCGGTTCGGTGTTTTGTCACTTACAAGACAACCCAACATTTGGTTGTGACTCAAGGGAGGACTACCCATGACTGACGTTGACAAAAGGATCACCAAAGAACAGTTCCGCCGGGCTGCAACGGCAGCTATCGAAAGCTTGCTGTCGGTCCCGGACGATCTGTGGGATTTGGCGCTGACCACCGTGGTCATACGCTACAACAACAACTACGAGGTCTATGTCGGCATCCGTGACGCCGAAGAGGAACCCGATGACTGCTAATTACAGTGGCGGCGAGATACGCATGGGCGCGCCGATGGGGGGTCTAAATCCGGGAACCCCGATCGGCTACCGGATGCTGGTAACCAAAACCGGTGACCGCCGCTACGGCATCGAAGCGTGCTGCGCGAGGATGGAACCGTTGCTGTTCCTGTTGCGCCAGCTAGAGGAACTAGAATACGAATTCGTCAAGATCGAACGAACCTACGGAGGATGATATGTCGGTAAGAGGGCGCATAGAAACACCGACACTCACACAAGCTGAAGCTAGGAGGCTTTGGCACTATGATCCTAACACTGGAGCTTTAACCTGGAGAACACGCCCTAATGGACGTGTTCCCGCCGGAAGCATCGCAGGTAAGATACAGGTCCGCACCAAAAGCGGGTTCTACAAAAAGACACATGTGATATGGTTATGGGTGAAAGGATACTGGCCGGACTTTGAGATAGACCACAGGAACCGTAACGCTACAGACAACAGATGGGTCAATTTACGACGCGCGACCGTGTCACAAAACAATGCTAACAAGGGACTCCAGAAAAACAACAAGTCTGGTTTCAAGGGCGTGTACAAAGAAAGTGACAGTGGTAAATGGCGCGCCGTTTTAAAATTCAACAAAACCACGATTCATTTAGGTAGGTTTGAAGTTGCCGAAGAAGCGGCGCGCGCCTACGACAAAGCCGCCAAAGAACACCACGGTGAATTTGCGTTTTTGAATTTCCCGGAGGAGCACCTCGATGTCGGTCATTAACTACCAATATAAATATATCCCAAGCAAGCCAGTAACGTTCGCTGACCTACCCGGTTACCGCTGGTGTTATTGTGAGGCACCACCGAACATGGCCGGGAACATGGGCGGGTGTCCGACCAGCCAACACGAATTTGGTGTTATTGCCACCGACAAATTTGTCCTGCAATCGGTCAGGGACAAGGCCGGGCTGGTGGCACTCTAATGAACGAACTCGAGTCGATATTCCGCGTCGAGGTCGAGCGCATGATGCTGCGGATGCTCGAAGATGACCCCGAATCGTTCGATGAGGTGTGTGACTTTGTCGGGGTCGAACCAAAAGATTTACGCGTGTTCCTGATCAACGATGTAAAGAGACAAACACATTGAACAAGGGAGGAATCAATGCCGAGAAGCGGCGGGGGAAGACAGCTACAGATAATGACACGGAAACAACTCGACGTGATGCAATGCCAGATGCCGGGCTGCGATCACAAGAACCACTCCACGATACACTTCTTTCACTCGCGGTGTCACACCGATGCCGATTGTGAGGTGTCCTACGACAACCAGCTTGGGTTACTCAAGATCGATTGCGGTATGTGTGGGCAGAATATCTGTCTAGTCGAGGTCGCGAACGGCTGATGAGGGACCGGCAATACGACAAACACACTGAACAGAGGCTTCACCGTGGATGACGAAGACGCGAAGCACTCGCTGCTTAATATCCGGCGGATGGTCACCGAATACCTGAAAAGCGGTGACCCCATCGACGCACGCTACATGACCGCCTTTGAGGCAATCGCACGGATCACCACAGAGGCGTTACTCGCCAAACAACAGAACCGGCCTATGCGGGTGCCGCCTTAGTGTGCCACCCACGCCGTACCGTTGCACAACGCCATCGTCACCACCGCGCCGCCACCGGTCAACGCGGCGTTATAAGCGGGTGTCGTCGCATCGCTGACCACGCGTAGCTGACCCTGCGCCCCGGCGTTGCACGGAAACGCCGACAATCCGGCCACGGTGGTCGCGTTGGGCAGTTCCAATCCGCCCTTCAGCGACATCAGCGAGTTACACATAAAACCCTGATAGGGAACCTCTGCACACTGCGCAAAGGCCAGCGACGGGAACAATGCGACGGTAACAACAGCGGCAGACAACAAGATTTTCGACATGACACTCCTCCTACGACTTGGGGGTTTCAGGTTGTGACGGCGGCGGGGGTGGCGGCGAGGGTGGCGGTAGGTGTGGCTGTACCGCATCGGGAACTGTCGGGGGCAGTGGCATCGGCAGTATCGTCACGATGGCATTGGTACACCGCCGCACCCGTTCTACCGAGTCATCAACCCTGTTGTCTTCGGCAAGCTCAGCCAGCACCTTTCCTGCCGCCTCACAAAAGCTCTGTGCCGTGTCTTCGTTCATCACGCTCTCCCACCTTCGAGTTGCTCCAGACGATCCGTAAGCTGTTGAATGGCGCGCAGCGAGTAGGCCAACAGGGTCATCACGTCGATTGCCAGGACCGGTTGTGTCTCATAGTCACAACCCACCACACCGGTTTCCGGGTGATCCATGTGAAAGATCGTGGGTTGGTCAGTCTCGATGACCGCATCGGCAAGTGACTCCTGAACCTGTTGCGCCAGGAAGCCGAGCGCGACGTGACTGTGCTTGTCGATGATCTCCTCTCCCTTGGGTGACATGTGCGGGCTGTCATAGGAGTAGAATTGCAGTGACTTGATCGCCGCCACCGCATCGCGCTCGACAGAATCGATGTTCTTCTTCAGCCGCTCATCCGAGTAGGACGAGAAGAACTGCGCGTACATCCCCAACCCGCTGACCATCTGGAAGTGCCCCCCGTATGGCGCGGCAAAGGTGTAATCAAAGTTAAAGCCTGCCCCACCCAGGCAGAACCCGTACCCGGCGCTAAGGTGATTTGGTGTCGCTATGGTACCAGTAGCATAGAAGTTGCTTTGACACGTCATGTCACCGTTGCTGTGGACAAAGTTCCCATACACTGTGTTTGAACTGATCTGGTTACCGACATTAAGATTACCGCTGACACCCATACTACCGGCAATATCCAGGTTCCCAGTGCTGTAGACGTAGCCGCCCTGAACGGTACCCGGTGACACAACACTATTAGCCCCGTAGACCTGCCCCGAACTGTAGATGTAGCCGCCCGAAATGGTTCCCCCAGTAGAAATAGTACCAGCGACACTAAGGTTACCGCTATTGACCGCAAGCCCGTTATAGACGTTGAGACTGTTGTAGATTGTCACCGCCTGCATGCCCGCGTTGCCGCAGTTGAAGCTGCCGCTAGCGACATTGAGGCTGTTGTAGATCGTCAAGCCACCATTGACCGTTTGGCTACCATTGACCGTCTGGGAGTTATAAACAGTGATGTTCCCGGAGGTATCGATCTGCCAGCGGAACGCGTGCGCCGATTCGTCAGCAATGGCATAGTTACCGTTGTTGAGACACCCACCCGACCATTCACGAATACCCGAAGTGATGTAGTGTATCCGTGAGTAGAACCCGTTATCGGCCAAAATCTGTAACGGGTCGTTGCCACCGGGAATGTAACACCGGGTGAAAGCCTGGAGATAGCTGGTACCGTTGACCTGTAGCTGCCCAAGCGCGAGCACGTTGGTGTGTAACTGGATTTGCTGACCGCCGCCCGAATAGATATGGGTCGCGCTCTGGGCACCGCTGGCGATGTACACCGCATTGTCATTGGCCAAACCAAGCAACGCGCGGGGCGTAGCTCCGGTATCGTTGCCATAAAGGTAATGGTTATTGGTGAGGATGACGTTACCCGAATGGTGAACAGCCCCAGTGATGTCAAAATAGACATCAGCGGTCGTTGAACTGCCAATATGGATAGCATTGTCACTCAGCAAGCCGATAAGCGGTCGGACATTGGCGCTGGTGTCCCTGCCGCTCCAAGCAAAGTTATTGTTGGCAACAGGCGCACCGGCAATGGTGACACGCGGTGACGAACCGTCATTAATAATAACATCGTTAGTGTTACTTTTCATGATCAGGCCGCGCGCCTGCCCGGTTGTATCCTTACCCTGGTAAAAAGTGTTATTTTCCAAAACCGTCGTAATACCGGAATGGAAATTTATGTTACCCAGCATTGTACCGCCCGCGATAGGCAGGAAGACGCCGGTATAGTCGGGGTTAGAAGGTAACAGCGGTCGGATGAACGTGGATAGCGCGTTCGAGAACTCCGACTGCCAGTGAATCTGGTCACCGTCATCAGGTATATATACCTGAAGCTGGTCACTGATCCACAGACACAAGCTCGACGCGACAAAGGTACCTTGCCTTAACGCGCGGTTGTTAAAGGCCGAGATCGCCAGACCGGGCATGTTACCGGTACCCAGGAGCGGGTCGGTAAAGTACGCAGGCAGCGCTTCAATATTAGCACCGACACCAATACCCACCGCTTTGAAATCGGTGCCAACCGCTGTAAACGGCGTAACACTATCCCTTGGGAGGGAACCATTACCATTCACCGAATGCACGTTGGCGCTCATGGGTGTCTCTCCCCTACCTAACTATTTATCCCAGACGGTGTTACCGTCATCCCACACGGTTTGCGCGTCATCGGTTGTCGCCGGTCCTTGACCTTGTGTCGGTGCCGGGGCATCCCAAACGGTTACACTGACACCGGGGGTGTACGCTGACCCTGGCGGGAGCATGATAGCCCAATCGCCCTGATCCCAGCCTTTCACCGAGTCACTCGTCGCATCCCACGCGAAAAACGGAACACCCGGTTCCGGCTGAAGCGCGTAAGCGATAAGCTCGACACCTTCGGGACGCAAATCCATCTGTCCCGTGAGGAACAGTGACACAAGTACCGCGTCTAACCGTTGTGTCGATAATAGACCGTACAGCATGGTCATGTTACCATAATCTTGAATGATAACCTGTAATCCGATGTAGTGAAAGAGGGTATCCCACGCGTCGTAGGCTTGTGGGATCGAACCGTTCCAATGGTTAGCAATGATGTTGGCGTACAGCAACAGGCGGTAGTGATAGTCATCGAGCCGCTCGATGTTGCTACTCGCGTCAGCCGGTCCCTTCCAGTTGGCTTGGTTCCAACCGGCACCTTCGGTATCCCAGGAAAAGAATGTCGCTGGTAGTTCGATCCAGCGTGACTTACCGATCCATTGTCCCGTGAAATCCTCTTGTTCACCAATGCAATAATCCAGATCGAACAACCCGGCGATGCCAGCCACCAGTTGCTGATCCTGCACCACGGCGTCAGCCGTCAACGCGACGGTCGCGACGTATTTTGGCTTCTGGTTGTGCTCAGAGGTGATGCGGTCCAGGTAATCGAGCGTGGTGAATGTCAGGAACGGCGGCGGGTAGGGCGGCAGCGGCGGCTGTATCTCGGCGATACCTAGGAACATCTGTGCCGAGGCGGTGATGCTGCCAATCAGGTACGGTTGCCACGGTCCCGCTGTACCAACGAGTGTTGTACCACTTTGTGTCCAACCCGCCAGATTAGTGACATAGTAGGGACCGGTACCTAACTGCGCCACGCTGTTGGCGTAGATACTGCCCGACAGATTAAGCGGTTCGGGTGTCAGCTTGGCGCGGTTGAGGGACGCTCGCAGGGTTGCGGTGATTCGACCGGTCAGCGTAACCAGCGGTGCCGTCGTTATCAGCGGCGGCGCTGACCGCGCCGTCGCCTGTACGGTGATGCGGCCCGATAGACTGGAAGTAAAGGCGGGAGACTGAAACCGGGCCTGAACGGAACTGACAGCGTTGCCGTACAGTAACTGTAGAGTGGTGCCCGCCACATTGAGGACGGGTCGTTGAACCTGCGCCTTACCCTGCGCCGTGATCCGCCCAACGAGGTAGGTCGGGGCAGTACGCCCGACCAAGTGCGCATGCGCCGTGATACGCCCAGCGAGTGTCATCCGAACAACGGTTCGGATGCTCGCCGCACTCGTTGCGGTGATCGTACCCGCGAGGCTTACGGCATCGCGTGGCGCGGCAGTCTGAGCCATCTACGCAAGCGTGATCGACAACGCGTTAGCGGGGAACGTCGCCTGCACATTCGCGATGATCCCTTGGGTGGCCACCTTGCGAACCATGCCGTCACCGCTCGTCACCGTGTTGACGACAGTACCGCCATTGGTCACGGTGAAAGTGTCGGTTAGGCTGTTGGCAACAATGAGCGGGCCGGTAAAGGTACCCTGACCAAAAGTCGGCGGGGTACCGCCGTACTCAGTCGAGTACATCACCGTGTCACCATTCAGGTACGCGTGCCTGGGTGTCGTAATAACACCGGGTGAAGCGGCACTGACCGAACACGGTAACCAAGCAAAAGCACCAAAATAGTCCCACGCCAAAAGGTTACCGCTGGACGCCGCGTCATAGATACCAAAGGCATTAACCGTGCCCCAGTTCGCGGTCGAGGTTGCGAACACAATCGGATTGGTGTTCGTCACCACACTCGGTGCCGCCGCTGTTGGTACTGCCCAATCACCCGGTGCGGTGGCAACGCGTGCGTAGGCCCCGCCCGCAACTTCGGTGAACCCGGTACCGTCATCGGCACCCGCCACGGTGAACAGCGCAACGTAGGCCGTCCGCATGGCAAAGATCGAGGTCTTACCCACAAGGTGGTTTAGCACACCCTGCGACGTGTAGGTCGTCAACCCGGTCATAGCCGCATCTCCCCTTCTAGGTCACGGTAATGGTGATCATTGTGTCGTCGCAGGTTGCCGCCTCGATGTACGAGATGAGAACATCCGTTGCAGCGGTCGCGTTACCATCGCGCGATTGCTGTACAACCGTCACATCATAAGTGAGTCCATCGGGTTCCGGTAACTGTGTCGCCGCGATCAATTTGGTGATGTAGGAATCGTAACCAATCGGCAGGGTTATCAGGAAATCGATGATCTGGTTGACGATCTCCTGTTCAATCGCCTGGGTGAACCCCGCCAGCGCCTTGAGGGTGATATTGACTTGTATCGGTACCAGGAACAGTTCAAAATAATTGATCTGTGCCGGGATACCCCGGCTGTCGTAAATGATGGTACTGGTGGTACCGTAGGTCGGTGATCCCGGTGTCTTTCGCAGTGCGATGGCGGTGGCGATGTCCGTGGCGTCACCACCCTCGACCACCGCTGCCATCGCGTGCGCGGGGATACCGTTCGCATCCGGCGCGCCGGTCGGGTTTTCGTACACCATCACTCGCCGCACGTTTGGCAGGTTCTCGATGCCCCCCTGGATACCCAGAACAATACTCTGTGACGGGTTGGCCACGCTTTGTGTCTGACGACGGCGTAACTGCGCATCGGTTTCAATCGGCGCACCGACAATCGCGGCCAGGATATTGTTCACTGTCTGCCAGCCGGGAACCGGTGTCAAAATTATGGTGAGCGTACCCACATCACCCGGTATAGCGCCGAGTGTCGTGCAGGTCGCTGTCACCGCGATATCACCTTCCGGGGGGATAGTGACTTGCGGAGGCAATTGCCACTGTGTACCCAAATTCAGGTTGTCACCGATAAGACTACCACCGACTTCCGTACCGGCGGTACCGACACAAGTAACAATGGCAGTGCTAAATGAGGCGAGTTGCCGCCGGATACCGTTGATCTTGACGACACTCGACAACCCGGCCCCAACCGCAAAGGACGGACTGTAGGCCAAGTAGGTCGCGGCAATCGTCATGTTAGTGTCATTAAGCGCGGACGCAATGATACCGACCCACTGCCCGTCTTGTGTATCTTCGGACAGGTTGACATCGAACCCGTACACGGTCTGGTACTGTTGCTGCAAATAGGCCAGGACATCGGTAAACAGCGGAACAGTGACACCATTGGCATCGATTGTCGTGATCGGGAACGGCATCGGTTACCTCGCGGGCAAACGGGCTAGGATCGGCGGACGAGGGATGGAACGCGTGAATACAGCCATCGGTTTAAGCGCAACATGTACCACCGGCTGTCCACTGGTGGGGGTGGCCAGAGTCACCGTAAACTGACGACCGTAGATAGTGTCTACCGTCGCACCCACCGAAAAGGTCCGCGTGTTGGGATCGACCACACTGTAGTAATTGGTGATCCCGGTGACACCCCGCGTCGTCAGGATACGGTCCCGTATCGCGGCGTCACGCGATAACTGGGTGTGAACCCCAAGGATGCGGCCTTGCTTCACGACGAGGTCGTTTAGCGGAAAGCCGCCCCACGGGGTTCCCGCCCGCGTATTCAGGAACCATTCACCCGAAAACAGCAACAGGCGAGTCTTCACCGACTGACCAACGGCTTCCGGCTGGTCGTGCCAGAAGTCGCCGGTCCCGTGGCCGAACTGCATATCTCCCTGAGAGTCTAATTTTCTGTACCTCATCGAGGCATGTCCTCTGGACGCATCCGTGTGCGCTTGCGGTTGTTCTCCACCATCGACATGTACTGAAGGTTCCAAGGCACGTTAAGACCGCTGACCCGGTAACCTTCTACCGTCCTTCCCTTAAAGGCAACTATATGATCAACCGTCATATCCGGCGGGCAATCGAGATATACCTTTTCGATCACTTCTCGATCTGCCCAAACTGGTGTCGCTTGCCCAGCGCGCCGGTAACTTCTCCAGTGCGCCTTAGAGTTCCTATACCGCTCGTTAGCCTTCCGGTCAGACTCTGCGTATGACCCCGGCTTCGTGCGGCGGCGATTGGCGATGTATTCGTTACGAGCAATCTTCAAGCAACGGATACACCGCCAATTGGACACCATGCGATCAGACACATGCCCGCGATTACACGGTTCCCCAGTGAAGTAGTGGGTCAGTCCCTGATCGCGCGCCTCGTCCCGTGAGATAATTAGTCTCACCCTGTCTAGTTTGCGGTAACGCATCAGTTCATCGGCGGTACATCGAGCGGGGTCTGTACCATTCCGGCACCATTGCTGACCGCCGATGACTGTTGTTGCAATTGGCCGGTGATCGCCTGGATCAACGGCGCGGCCATTTCATAGGGCGCTTTCACCAGCGCCGAGATGACCCCGTTCCACTGTTGTGCTTCCAGGGTGATCGTAAACGGCGTGTTGGCCGCGACGGGTTGTTGTTCGTTTAGCATCAGCTTGCCTTTCTTGCTGGGGGTGTAGATGTGTTTTGCGGCGGCGGGTTCGTGACACCCAACGCCGCAAGTTGGTTATCGAGATTGGCCTGCTCCTGTACCAGCCAGTCGCGCGCCGCCGTCATAAGTTCGGCACTGGCATTCGGGACCGTGATATTGACCGAACCGCCGACATTTGTTACCGGCACCCCGGCGGTCGGCTGCGGCCCGACTGTGAAGCTGAAGATCAGCCCACCGCTATCGATAAGGCCAATCGCATAGGTGACGCTCTGGCGGTTCTGGTGCAACCCGCTTGCTTGAGGTACATCAGTGTAATCGGTCATGTTCCAGTTTCTCCAGACGTTCGGTCAGTTGCTGGATCGCGCGGATGAGATAGGGTGTCACTTCCTGATCGTGGATATAGAGCGAGTCACCGGCAAGTGTCGCCGTATGCACCGTATGGGACATCACTTCAGGCAGTTCCTGCGCGACAATACCAATAGACACCTTTGATCCCGTAAAGGGCATCCACCTGTGAGCTTCATCTTTCCATTCAAATTCCCTGACCGGTATCGCCAGGACCGCCGCCAGCGCATCGACTTGGGTGTCGCGGATATTGTCCTTTAGCCGCGCATCGGAAAACCCGGTGTAGGTACAGTAAACCCCGGAACCGCCACTATCCGGGCTAAAATAAACCACATCGGCGACAGCAAGATTGAGCCAGCCCCAGCTACCACCCCAACATTCAAGCCGCGCACCTCTGGCACCCCAGTAACGAAATACCCCGGCACAGTTGACATCATTACCACAGTTCATATTACTCCCGGACTGGAACGTGCCGTCCGTTCTTACCTGCCACGGACAGTACATCCACCCGCCGTTGTTCTGCCAGTACATCCCGGCGATATAAACCACACCGCCGTTCGCTTGCAGGTTACCGTTACTCTGCACACTTTGCGGCGAGTACATCCAGCCGCCGTTATTCGACCAAGTACATCCACCGCAGTTGAGATAAGCCCCGGCACGGACACTGTTATTCGAGTAAATGTCACCATTGGCACCAAGGCCGTTCGGCGTGTACATATAGCCAGCATTATTGTACATCTGGGTTCCGTTCAGAAGAAGGGAACCGGGAGTGTTTATGTTACCGTCTGAATAGAAATCGGGTACACGAAAGCTCTGATTAAAGCCGTACCAGCCATCCCCTCGATTGTAGAGTTGTCCACCGTTGACCCAGACATAGCCCGCTGTCGCGAGGCTATGGGTACCGTAGACTTCTCCGTTCGCATGGAGATTGCCGCCCGTATCAAACGTAAAAAGATCACCAGACCAATAAAGCCGCGCGATGTTACTGAGGGAGTACCATGTCCAATACCCTGAGCCGCCGCCCGCACGATCCTGGAACACCAAACCAGCGGGGGTGCCACTGGAAGTTACCGTACCGCTCAGAGCGGCGATGCCGCCGTTGACATTGAGGTTGTCCCAGATATGTACCAAACGGTTAGTACCCGTTGTCCCGGCACCAATAATCCCCAATGCATTAGCATCATACCCACGATAATCAATCGCCCCGGCATTGGCTTCGTCACCCGTATTGACCCTTAACCGCCAGCGAGTCGGCGTGAAATTCGCGAAGGTAGTCCCTTGGACATCGGTGCCGCCACTGATCCGCAGTGCGCCGGTCAAAGTTCCGCCACTTAGCGGCAGGAACCCACCCACGACACTGTTGAGTTGCTGGAGCGGTACAGCCTGCAAAGCCGATGAAGCGTTCCCGCTGAGTGTCAGTAACCCGGTCATGACGCCGCCCGCGAGCGGGACGAAGGGTGCGGTTGACCAATCGGTGATATCGGCAGAGGTCAGTACCACGTCACCAGTACGCCCGGCGACCGACCACACCTGACCCCCCTGCCCGGTCCCGGAGTTCCACTTCTGGCCATCCCACACCCAGCGGAATCCACCTGACTGGAACGCCTGCCCGTTATAGGGATTATTCGGGTAGTCAAGCGCCACTTAGTGCCTCCCGTGCGAAACGCGCGTTCTCCTCGATACGCGGTGACTCTGCGACAGGAACCTTACCATTCAGTAACTCAACACAAGCGTCGAGACACTCCTGATAGTGACCAGTCCAATAGGCGCTGACCGCGTATTCATCGAGCAACCCCCAGGCGTACACCCACGGCTCACCAAACAGCGCGCTCTCAGGCTCCGCGATCCCCAGCCCCGTCCTGGCGAACAGCCACCCCTGGTGAAACAGGTCTTTCAAGCGGCAGTAGCGCGCTGCCCCATGCAGCGATTCGGCCCGGTGCGAGCACCGCTCCCAAGCCTCCAAATACAGCCCGATGACCGTATGGCTGGGGAGGCCCAACTGTTCTGCCAACTGCGCCGCGCGCCACAGACTAACAAAAACCTCTTCGTCCCAAAACCCCATCGTTGCCCGCGCGAGATAAGTTTTATAGGCCCGGCCAGGATCGCCGCCGTCCTTCAGGCACTGGGCAAGGTAGAAGGTGTAGCGCGACCGCAGGAAGGGGTGGGCTTCGGTCTGCAATGCCCGCTCCAGGGTCAGCGCATCGTCACGGTACTTGTGCGGGTTCTGGCTGCGTGCGCCACTGACACCGGCCGCGATATGAAAGCCCTGCGCGACCGCGCGCGAGATCGCTGGCGGCACCTCCAGATATTCGTGCAACACCCCACGATAGACAAACCCCCGGTTCTGGAAAAGCTGCGGACGGCGGTAGCGAATCCCGTTCAAATGGATGTCGACATCGTACAGCCCGGCTTGCAGTTCAGCCTTGAACTTTACTGGATTAAACCCACTGTGAGTCACTAACACGTCATCGGCATCGATCACCAACGCATAATCGGTCGTGGTCGCCATGCCATGCAACCGTTGTAACGCCAGCGAGCGGTTGTGACCAAAATCCTGCCACGGAACATTTGTTACCAAACCAGAGACATGGTTCCGGTCGAGCCAGCGGTTGATGATGTCCTGGGTACCGTCTGTCGATCCGGTGTCTTCGATCACCGCGTAATCGATCAACGGTAACACACTATCGAGACACCGCTCGATCAGCGGTGCCTCGTTCTTGACGATCATGCACAGACCGATAGTTGTCATCGCGAAAACCGCGCGGGCGGTGAACTGGTGACGCCGAGATCAGCCAGTTGCTGCGTGATCGCGTCATCACGTTCAACCAGCCGCTCACGAACCGCCACCATCGTCTCAGGTGGGGAGATATCGGGAAGCTGAATACCAATGGCATTGACTGCATTAGGTGAGGGCGGAAGCCCTGGTGTCGGCGGTAGCGGGGCGACCGTAACACTTGTTAATGTACCACCTTCGTCAATAATACTGATCGCCCTGCGGACCTGTTGTTGTTCATTAATCAATAGATTGGCTTGCGGAACATTCGTATATTCTGTCATGCCATCCCCTTCTTTAAAGACGCAACTTCTTCGGTAAGCTCTTGTAGCGCCTTCCACAACACAGC